GATCGTCTCGCCCGGCTTGCTTAACAAGTTGTCGGCTGTGACATCTACTTCAGGTTCAACAACAGGTTCGGGTTGTGCAGCTGGACGCTGGACAGTTGACAGGTCGCTAACTAGACCCCTGTACGTGCCGACTTCGTTGCGGAGTTCACCAAGGCGCTTCTCAGCGTTCTGGTGCATCTCTACGACTTCCTCGACAGTCTTACCCTGATACTTCTCAGGGAGGGCCTCTGGTTCCTGTGCTACTGGTTCAGCGGCGGGGGCCGGTTTTGGCTCGGCTTTTCCACCTTCAGGTGCAGAATCGCTTGCTGGTGCAAGAATACTAGACATCGGTCTATGTTGGTATGCAGTTGTCATTTCTGACTTCTCCTTCACTGTGGGGCCGCATGATTGCGGTTTACCCTAGCTGCCGTACGAATGGTGCTTCTTATCGACACCGTGATTATCGTAGAACTTTTTGTCCTCGGCAGCTTTCGCCAGTCGCTTCTTTTCCCACTTCTCGTACTCGCCGGGGAACCCCGGATCAGTTCCGGGCAGCGAAATAGTCGGAGCGGAGACGCAACGGGCTGAATCTCCTTGGCACTTCGGGCACGACGGATTAACATCGGGCTTTACGAAGTCTTCGAACTTGTGGTCGCACTCTGTACAGCGGAAATCGAAGTACATGAATTTAGACATATGTACGTCTTCCGCCTGTTACGACTTCTTCTGGGTCTACTTCCGTGTTAAGAATCGTCTCTTTCTGTTCTCGGATCATCTCCGGCATATCGAGCAATTCTTTTAGGAGGCCATATCTGACTCGGGCTTCCAGTACGTCGTTCATATCCTTCGCACCGAAAAACACCCGTGACTCTAGGCGCTCCTGCTCATCTCGCCAGCCGTTCTCCATTAACGCCCACCCGCTAGAGTCGAGCGTGGATTCCATGCTGGCAAAAAATTCCTTCTGTTGTTCTGTTAGTTTCATCTCCCTCTCCTATTCTTACGACTTGGGCTTCGGCTTTTCCTTCAGCTGCTGCTCTTGAATGTCGAGCTGTCTGTCGGTCAGCTTGTTACGCTCCCGCAGTATATCTACCTGCTCGCCTTGGTTATCCGTCTGCTCAAGTTCATTGATGACCTTGACTCTCTCAAGATCCTTGTTCGTATCGAGGATCTCACCTTCGAGGTCCGTCTTCTCGGCCTGAGCCTGCTTCAACTCGCCTTCGCCAAGGGTCTTCTCGATCTGTGCGTCTAACAGGGCAACCTGCTTAACCGGCAGCTGGAGCTGCGCAGCTTCGGCAGCCTGCTCTTCTGGTGACGGCTGCTTCTCTTCGATAGCCTTCAGCGCCTGCAAGACTTCCGTCTTGACAGGTGAGCCACTATGCTCGAAGATGGCCCGGATTATCGGCATACTAGCGGGCGAGTCTGGTCCGATGACGGACATCAGGTTGATCATAAACTGCTGCTCAATCTCCCGTGCCATCATGCCGACGGAACCCTTAACTTGGAATTTGTAGTCCTGTGGGTAACGCTGCGCGTCGAACTGCATCTTGAGGCGCGCTACTCGCGTAACGAGCCTATTCATGTAGCCCTCTATATTGAACATCGTGCGCTTGGAGCGCTTGATGAACGAGGAGGCAGCCAGAGCGGAACCTGTCGCGCTCTCGTCACGAACACCTGCACGCAAGCCTTGCGAATCGGCTGCGCCAGTGGCCTGCTGTCCCATGCTCTCCAGCTGCTGCATATGAGCGTAGGAGTTCTGGTCAGGACCGCTGATCTTAAATTCTCTGAGTACTTCATTGGGATTGCCACGCGTTCCCCAGAACTTGCCGGGCCACGCATTCATATTCGAGTTCGGAGGCATCCGTGTAAGGTCTCCCGCGAACATGGGCAAGTTGCCCCACGCTAGGGCATCAATGCGTCCTCGCATCTCCGCATCCATTGCGCGTTGTACGTTCGCTCCCTTTTCGCATACCCCCCGGCCGAAGAATCGGCCCGGTACTGCTTCATGCTGGTAAGCGACCATCAGCCGCTCGCCCGTTTTCAACGGGTTCTTCATAATGCGAAGCAGGTGGGTTTCATTGGCGATGGTGGCAATAACCTCTACCATCTCATTGCCCTCGATGCTCGTTACGGGTACGCTGTCGCCTTCGGCGAGCGCTTCCGTGAGCATACGAGCGGGCACAAGCCCATAGTATTCTGTGATGTAGGCTACGTCGCCTTGGTCGCGGCGGTTGCCTTGGTCTGTGTCGCCCCTGTTCGGGGAGAGCGTACGAGCGCGGTACGGGTTGACGACGAAGTCGCTCCAGTACACGCCGCTCTCTTGCAGCTCTTTGACGCGGGTGATCGGCATCATAAACTCATGCGCGCACCCTTTCATGTCGTCGATGTCTCTTGCACCCGGATCGGGAACAAACTGCCCCGGCTCGATAGCCACGGGCTTAATTACGACTTCCTCACGCTCGTCGATCAAAAGTTCGCCAGTTTCCGCTCTACGCGGCGTTTTGACGACTTTCGTGCTAATCTGGATCTTGGTAATGCCGGAGCCGTAAAGGCAGCCGTTCAGGGTCGTCAGGGCGAACTCGTCGATGAATCCGACTTCCTTTAGATCCTGCACCAAGTTTGCGCGGACCCGTTCCATGTCCGTCGTATCTTGGTCATCTACGTCGTCAGGCAGGTCTACGAAGTATTCGCGGCCAAGCACAGCCTCGATGATTTCCGCTGATGTCAGATCGACGGCCATCTGCGTCAGTGGTGAGATAAGCTTGGACCGCTCCGTCTTGTAAGACTTGTGCTCCGGCATCCAGAACCCACGCCACTTGGCGTAGTATTCGTCCCAGAGTGCCTCGAACGTGTCGTCGCGCAATCTGCGCCACCGGCTAACGTCGCCCATAATCTCGCCAACAACCGCGCCACGGGCACCACCCTGCATGTCCGTGTTGTTGTCGTTGCCGCCGGCAACTTCACGTTCTCGTACGATGTGCTTATTAGACATTTAGTATCCTGCTCGTTCGTCTTGAGGAGTGAACTTGGTCGCTTCCTCTATTGACGCGATGTCAAAGTTATTAAGGGACTCAGGTACAAGCTGGTCGATATACGCCAGCGCGTCCACTAGATCGTCGTGTGTGTACTTGTCGGGGAAGGCGACCGCTTGGTCGATGAACGTCGAGTTCCACTCGCCCTTGACGAGATGAATATCGCCCTTCTCTGCTCTTCCCTGCAAGGCCCATTGGACCCGGTCTTCTTTCCGTTGGTTGCCATGCGTCAATGGCTTAATCTCAAACCACCTGTTGTAGCGGGACATATACTCCCGCAGGTATGGCTCTACGGCGTTCATTAGCGCACCCTTCTCGATTCCAATTATGGGAATCTGGTGCTTCTTTGCCGTCTGTACTATTCGGTTGGCAGTCTCTCGTACTCCCCACTTGCCGTGTACAATCTCTTCGACGTACCATCGGCCGACTGTATCGACGTAGACCACGGCAATGGCTGTATCGTCAAGCCTTCGCTTTGCGTTCTTTCTGTCTGGGTCCGTTGCAAATCCCGCCAAATCAACGGCCAAGAAGGAGTCCATATATCCACTTGGGCGCTCTTCGATAATCTTGAACTGCTTCTGACTGAAGAGCTGTCCAGAGCTGGCAATGAACTTCGCTTGTATCTCTTGGTCATATAGATCGCTCGAACCTCTGCTGTACTCAGCTGCAAGCGCTTTGCGCTCGTCCTCTTGTATAAGAGGGTTGTCGTCCATACTGTAGTTGAACACGGCCCAGTCGTCTTCATTGACTGCGGTCTCAACTAAATCATAGAAATGGTTCCGCCCCTTGGGCGTACCAATAAAAAGTGCGCCCCCTCGAACGTCTGCGAGGGCTGGCCGTATAATCTCCGGCCATACTCTGGGAGGCATGTCGGCGTACTCGTCGAGTACCGCAAACCGGATCTTCATGCCTCGCGCCGCATCCGGGTCGTCCATACCCAACAAACGGATACGGCATCCACCCAGTTCGGGCGGAAGTTCGATCATACTGGTCTTTTCCAGCATCCGGCACTTGAGGCCGGTTGCCTTCTCTATTTCTTGGGCAAACTTCTTGAAGTAGGGCCACGCGTTTCGCTTGGCCTGCTCTCGGTCGATCCCGATGTAGAGGACTTCCGATGAGTCGTCATACTCCACGCCCCGCTCGTTGCCTGCTGCCAGCGCTTCCTCAAAGCACCGGATAACGGAGTAAACCGTTTTCCCGAAGCGGCGACCTGCTGCCACAATTTTGAAACGGGCTGGATGCGCATGTATCTCCGTTTGAGCCGGATGCAGGTTAAACTGTAGTGTCGCCATGCGCCCCTCCCGGCTTTACTTGCTAATTTGACGAGTCTGTAGACTGATTCTTCCGTCTGCTATCGTCAAAGTCACTACCGCCCGCTCTCCGGTTCTTCTCCATGATAAACCGGATTTCTTCGGGCGTCAGCTCGCCTGCGCGCTTGCCGACTGTCTCCAGTTCGGATTGCGCCTGTGCATCTGCTCGGGCCTGCTCTTTGCGCCGTTTCCGGCGCTCAATCGCTGACTCAGCCATTACTTGCCCGCTTGGACGTTAGCACCGGGGTTTTTGCCCCCAGAGCCTGCAACCGTGTTCTGGTTGCTTCGGTCACGCGCAATAGCCTGAGATGACTTGCGGCCGGAGCCTTTCAAGTCGTCTTCGACGGTTTTGGCCTTGCCAAGCGGTTTGCTGTTCTCGGCGTCGGTCGATTGGGCAGACATTACTTCGTGCCTGTTTTATCGGCCGGTTCCGGCGCTTGGGTGTTGCCCGGAGGCGTACCAATGTTTTTGGTCATCGGGTCCCAACTTTTGTTGTGCAGGGAGTTTGTGCCTTCTCCGCCCTGCGCATCGTCGGACTTTTGACGTTTGTTGATGTCACTCATTTGATTTTTCCTCAATCGTGGTATATTCCCCGTTTATCACTTCTACCGGAGTAGTCGCGCCGGGATTGGTCTGGATGATGATTTGAAGTCGTCTGTCGGTATTTTCCGCCTGTTCCTCCAATTTCGGAGGCATTGCGGGCATAACGCGGTCCAGCAAGAGTTTCATGGCGGACAACGAGTCCTTGTCGTCGCCATGATTCGCTATTGTCAACACACGGTCGATTCCGGTTAAAAGCTTCGCTGCGCGGCTCGGGTCAGCGATATAATCGCGCAAACCCGCTTCGAGCATCAATCGCTC